GTGTCCGCCAAGGGACTGGAACGACTGGGCGCGGGCGCCGTCGCCGGTGTCCAGCCACAGCGCGGCGGTCATTGCGCAGGCGGAAGGTGGCGCGGATCAGGCGGATCAGCGTGCCCGGTCCGCCGCCGCGTCCGCCGGAGATGGCCGGGGGCAGCGGCGCGATCTCATGGGTGAACGGCAAGCCGATCACGACGGCGCTCGCCGGCGCGTCCAGGGTCACCGAACCGCTGGCGACCACGGCCGTGCCGGCGTCGGCGCCGTCGGCCAGGACGCACCGTGCGGCCGTTCAGGTGCGACAGGCCGCTCCAGGTTTGGCGCGGCGTGGTGTCGGATCCCGGCAGGGCGGCGTCCAGCGGCGTGTCGGCGTCGAACTTCTCCAGGTCGACGCCGTTCTGGCGCTCGACCGCGACAAAGACATCGCCGCCGACCTCGGCGACGGCATGGATCTCTCCATCCGTCTCGTGCAGCGTCCAGGCGGTGATGCGCTCGGCGCGGTAGTTGGTCATGGTCGCCAGCGTGCCGTCGGCCATGACCACATGCAGCAGCCGGCGGACCGGGTCGTAGTCCATGTCAACCGGATCCTGGATCAGGTGCCGCGCCAGCAGGGCCAGGTCGGCGGCCTGATAGGCCTGCTCCATGTCGGTGAACAGGTACTCGCGCAGATCGCGGCCGGTGGCGCCGACGAACAGCGTCGCCCCATCCACCCGGCGCGGCGGCACGCAGTGTGGCCCCAGGGTGCCGATGCGCGTCTGGCGGATCGCGGCCACGGTGGCCGGCGTGAGCGGATCACCGCTGACGACCCATTCCGCGCCCGAGGTGAAAACCTGCAGCTCGCTGGCCGAGAACACCGCGCGGATCGCATTGAGCTGGTCCGACAGCAGGTCGAACGAAATGGCCTCGTCGTCCAGGCCCTCGCCGGTGTCGAAGTTGAACAGGTCGCCCACCTGCGACATCCAGATGTGGTGCGGCACGTCGCGCGAGCCGCCGATCACCAGCCGGTTCTTGTGGAAGGTGACGCTGCGGGCGTAGCCATGGGCGGGTGACAGGGCCTGCTCGACCCAGTCGCGGGTGGCGTAGGCGTTCTCGATCTCCTCGTGGATGGTGGCGGAGACCTGGGTGCCCGACGTGTACCCGCTGATCGACACCGGCTTGCCGCGCACCAGCAGCCGCGTGCCCACGTGGTTGGCGCTGAACACGGCGGACGACGCGGTGAGGGTGACGCTTCCCACCACGTCCGACGGCGTCAGGCTGATGAGCGGATGGGCGAAGCGGTAGTACGGCTCGTAGTAACGGTGGCCGTCGTTTGGGTAGTCCCACACGCTGATGGTCCAACTGGTGTGGGAGGCGCGGGTGATGCGGCGCGGCGCCGTTTCCGGATGAACCACCAGCAGCGTGTCGGCCATCTGTGCCCAGGACAGTTGCGGCAGGTGCCACTCCTCCCACGGCGCCACGCAGTGAAAGGCGTAGGCGCCGTCCAGGTAGACGTCCATGCGCTGGTCGGTGAATACCAGCAGGTAGCTCTGCTCTGTGTTGAATTCGAAGGCGATCAGGCGCGCCCGGCCGGGCAGGCTGGCGATATGGCGCAGGCCGTCACGGCGCGACACACCCCCGGTCGGGCGCAGGAAGACATTGCGCAGTGTGGCGGCGCCGTTGACATAGGCGCGCAGGTCCGAGCGGCCGTACAGGTCGGGCGACAGTTCGCCGGCCGTGAAGTTCGTCTGTGTCGTGTTGACGCGGGTCATCCGCGCGCCTCCACCAGTGGGAAGTGGGTCAGGGCCGGCGGCGTGTCCTGCTGGCTGTCGAGCAGGCGGGCGGCGCGGAAAGCGTCGTCGGCGAGCCGGTGCAACAACTCGCCCCGGCTGGTGCTTTCGGTCAGCGGCAGGCAGAACGCGGCGGCCAGGCGGGCCGACAGGGCCTCGGCGAAGAACGGCGGGAAGGCGCTTTCGTCGGGGCGGAAAATGTAGGTCAGCGCCACGGCCGTGGCGTCGGTCCACAGACGGTCCTCGGCCTGGCGATAGACCAGGCCGGACCCGCGCCCGTCGCCGCCGGCCGACAGCGTGCGCAGGTGGTCGGCCGGCAGTTGATAGGCGTGCTTGAAGTCCGCCACCGGCCCGCCGGACAGGCGGGCGAGGGAGACCTGGGCGGTGGCGAAGGACCACGGATGGGCCGACAGCAGGGTATCGCGCGTATGGTCATAGAGCGCCTGGGCGACCTCGGCCTCGGCCGTGCCCTCGTCCAGGCTGGTGATGGGCCGCGCGCCCAACTTGATGAGCGCGCGCGAACAGATGGCCACGGCGGACAGCGGCATGGGGAAACCTCCCGGCAATAAAAAACCCCCGCCCGGAAGGGGCGGGGGTCGGTCAGGGGTGGTTTTCGAGGGTGTCGCGCGGATCAGGCTGCGGGCTTGAGTTTGTAGTCAGACGGATCGTGGCCGTCGATGTTGATCGCCTTGGGGGTGGCCGCCGGGATGCTGTATTGCGATAGGACCTCCGTAGGCACATCCAGCGACAGTCCGAGCCGCTCCATGGCAACCAGCCGGATGATGGTATCGGCGTTTGGGTCGATGGGCCTCTCGCCACGTTCCCACCGCCCGACCGTTAGCGCTTCCTTCTGAAGAACCTTGCCGAGTTCAGCCTGGGTCAGCCCCATTTCAGTGCGCAGGAAACGCAGTTCCTTGCCGTCCATCGCCCCGTGACAACCGACGATGCCGAGGGCGATGGCCTTGTGCAGGCCGTTGATGTTCTCGATCGACAGCACCTCATCTCCGTCGTCATCCGTGACGAGTTCGATGCCGTCAATCCACACGTTGTCCAGGCCACTTTCAGTGTAGTGGTACACTGCGTCCTCTGGCCTTGTCATGTTCTCAACTCCTCAGTGCTACCGGCGGCCGATCAAATCCTCATCGACCCACATCACGGTTACAATCTTCATGGATGGCCGGCAAACGTTCGGTATCACAACAACGCCAATGGTGCGGCCATTGGAGTTGGGTGATTTCGATTCCACTCTGTACTTGAACAGCTCAGGGTCGGTTGACGGTCGCGGAGGCGTCAGAACGAAACCCATTTTCAGGACATGGAGCACATCGCCCATCATGATTCCGCGTTCCCGCAACTGCTCCTGGGCGTGTCTTTTGTAAGAGAGCTTCAGCCAAGGATCCTTTGCGTAGGCCCGGATCTTTTCGGTCGCGACACTGTTCGACCACGGCACACCGCGAGACGGTGTTTGCTCGCCCGAGTCATGGTCGCAGGATGCAACCTTATCCCTTAAAGGGCCGTCATCATCCTCCCTGTTTGCCTCCATCCATGACCTCCATGTAACACCATGATACCTAGGCTTCAAGTGGGAATCTATCACCGTGATACCTGGGTGTCCACATCTCAATGGCGATCACATGGCTGAGTTGCGCCCATGAGCGAAGGGGATTGCAGGGAATCGAAACACTCAGCGGATCAGGACACCGGCTGAATGTACTGCAGGCCCGCGACCGTGGCGGCGACGATGGCGGCGCACAATGCGAACACGGTCATCACGGTGCCGACCATGAAGAAGCGGCCGGGTTTTTCGGCCAGTCCGGCGCGCAACTCACCCCGGAGCGTTTCGATCTGCTGGGCCGTGTCGGCGCGCAGGGATTCGATCTGCTGGGTCGTGTCGGCCCGGAGCGTTTCGATCTGCTGGGTCATGTCGGCCCGCAGGGATTCGATCTGCTGGGTCGTGTCGGCCCGGAGCGTTTCGATCTGCTGGGTCGTGTCGGCGCGCAGGGATTCGATCTGCTGGGTCGTGTCGGCGCGCAGAGACTCGATTCTCTGGCTCGTCTCCGCGCGCAACGCTTCCATCTGGACACGGGTGTCGGCTTGCCCCTTCTCGAACTCCGCTCTCAGGGACCCCCGCATCGCCTCCAGGTCGCTTTTAGTGGCGACATGGTTCAGCCGCTCGTCAATGCGGATGAGCAGCGGCTCCATCCGGGCAACGGTCTCCTCGAGTACGGTGACTCGCCGTGTCAGGTCTGTCATATCGCCGTCTCCGCCGTCGTCGGCGTTGGGCTGGGCGCCGTGCGAGACCGGTAATCCCATCCCAACGCCTCCTTCGGATACCGTGCCGTGCGGGCTGTTCCTGGAACCCGGCCCAGAGTCTCATATCCTGAAGAGGGGATCTAGCGCCTTGCGGCGAAACGGAGATGTCAATCATCGAGGGCTCGCGGCCCAATCTACACCCCCGCCACCGTCACCGCTCCGCCCGTGTTGGCCGAGACGCGGTAGAACGCCGCCGCCGGGGTGCCGTCGGTGTCATAGTTGCAGACGATGATGTCGCCGACGCGCACATAGGGCGAGGCGGGATCGAAGTAGTTGGCGCCGGTCACCGCGTCGTCGGCGGTGGTGTAGTGCCAGAGCGTGAAGCCGTTGCTGTAGCACAGCACGGACAGGTCCTGGGGCGCGAAGGCCATGATGGTGACTCCTTGTGGAAACGGGTGAACGCGGGTCGTAGGGCGCACTCGGCCGCCGCCAAGCGGCGGGCCGTGCGCCGCGCTGCCGCCCGACGAACCGGCGGATTGCCCCGCCGCGCGGGGCAAATCCGCCCTATGGACCACGGACTGGAAAGGCGCCGAGAGAGCCCGATCAGGTCTCTTTGCAGCGCATGGACACCACGCCGCTGGCGTCGATCAGCTTGGCGCCCTGGCTCATCATGTTGTTGACGAAGTGCGCCGCCCGGTCGCCGTGCCACGTGATGTCGCTCTGCACGTCGGCGCCGATGGCATGGCCGATGGCGGTCTTGTGGTACCAGTAGCACGAGCGCACGGTGCCATCGAGCGTCAGGCCGGAATGCGGGAACCACAGCGTCCCCAGCCACTTCTTGGCCTGGGTGCCACGCCACGGCAGGTCCTCGGCGCCCACGTAGTCGGCGTTGGAGAACTCGTCGATCTGCATCAGCTCCGACCACTGCTGCCAGCCGACCACGGCGTAGCGCTCGCCGTCGTCGGGCACGTCGGCGGCGCCCAACATGCCGAACGCCTCCATGATCTTGGTGAGCGTCAGGACCGTCGTGCCGTCGAGCGCGTAGTTGGTCGAGGTGTCGAGCTGGGTGATGATGAGTTCGTCGGTCTTGCGGCCGAGCGCGTAGGCGCCGGCGTTCACCAGCACCTGGCGCTCGTCAATGTTGGTCTTCAGTTCGTCCAGCCGGTCCACCCAGTCACCGGCGTAATAGTCCTCCAGGTCGCATTCGACCGGGGTGTGGTCCAGGTTCATGACCGGCACCATGCCGTGGCGCGCCTTGGTCGAGGCGACCCCCTTGCCGACCTTCTGGAAGACGGTGGAGGCGCCCTTGATGTTGTCCTTGACGCGCACGGTGTTGCGCAGCTTGGAGCCCATCTGCTGATAGGCGAGATGGACGTCGGCCTGGAAATGCTTGATGAACGACTGGTCGATGGTGATCGACATCGGCGGGGTTCCTTTTTCCAGTGGCGGATGAGCGACGCTCATCCGCCTCGCACCGGCCCGCTCCCCCACCCGACCACCCCTAGTATGCTTCCGTGGGTGGTCGGGTGGGGGAGCGGGCCGGCCATGGCATCAAAATCAACGACTCGCGGTGATCGCAGTCGTCGCTGGTGCGTGTTCTGGTTTGTGCGGGGGCGTGATCAGCCGCCGGTTGGGTAAAGCCGGCGGAAGCCCTCGGCGACGCGGCGCACGACGGTCGGGTCGCGGTGCTTCCAGTAACGGGGGTCGCGCATCAGCGCCTTCAGGTCCTCCTCGCCGGGGGCGCCGCCGGCAGGCGCCGCGCCGCCGGCGGCCAGGCCCGGCTCGCCGTCGCCCATCATGCGGAACAGCGCCATGACGCCCTCGCGCGTCGAAGCCAGCGCCAGGTAAACGTCGCGCGGCAGGTTGGCCTTGCCCCAGGCCGAGAGCTGGCGGCTGATCTCGGCCCACCGCTCCTCGCCGCCGAAGTGCTCGACCAGCGCGGCCAAATCGTTTTCGGCGCGGTGGCCGGCGCCCATGGCCTCGATCACCGGCATGACGCGTTCGACCGCCAGGTCATAGACGAGCTGCGCCTGAGAGGGCGTGAACCCGGCGGCGTGCAGGCGTCGGTTGACCTCCGGATCCACCGCCAAACGGGGGTGGCGCACCGTGATGCGGTAGGCATCCGGCGTGTCGGGAATGCCCAGGGCGCGGCGGAACCGGACCATGGTCTGATCATCGGCGTCCGGCCCGGGAATGGCGATCATGGTGGCCAGACGCCGTGCGAGATCCTCGTAGGCGGCCAGCAGGGCCGGCACGTTCACTTGCCCGGTGGCCGGATCGACGAAGCGGTCGGCGGCGCCGGCGTTGGGCGGGCCGGCAGGAGCCGGCGCGGCGGGGCGAGCGGGCATGGCGGAACGCGCCGCGCCGGCCGCGCCGGGCGGAAACGGAAAGTCCATGGTGGGTCTCCTGTGGTGGGAACAGGCGGGCGGTGAAACCGGGCCGGCACCCCGGCGGGTCCCGGCCGGTCTCCCCAGGCACGGGGAGGGTTGGGGTGGGGTCCATTCTCAGTCGCGACCACGCGCGGGTGTCGAAATCGCGCGGGCCAAGGCTACGGGGACGAACTTCCCCGCCCCTCGGCGATCAGTCGGTCGAGGTGGGCGACCAGGGCGCGTTGGCCTTCCAGGTGGCGCAGGGCGGCGTCGCTGGCCTCCGGCCCCAGGTGGCGTTCGACCGTCAGCGCCCGCAAATGCCGCAGCAGACGCCGGCCGTCGTCATGGGTGAACAGGCGGGCACAGGCGCGGGCCAGGGCGGCCCGGTCCTCGCCGGACGGATCCGGGGCGGCTGGTCCCGGATCGCCCCACGGCCACGGATCAGCGGCGGACATCGGGCGGACCTCCGCCGGCGGAAGCGGGGGGGCCGGGCGGCGCCACCGGCCGCAACGCGGCGTCCGGCACCCCCAGCGTGCGGGCCAGCCAGCGGGCCGCGCCCTCGGCGTCGATCACCCGCGCGCCGCCGTCTCCCAGTCCACGCACGGCATCGATCCAGGTCAGCGTGGTCTGGGCGTCGGTCATGCGCTGCTGCTGGGCCAGCGGCGAGGCGTGCGACAGGTCCACCAGCCGCCCGTCGAGGCGGATCGGCGGGATCTCGCCGCGCCGGCGCAGGATGGCCAGCCCGCGCCGCACAAGGGGCGCCAGCAGCTCCGACTGCAACCGCCCGTACGAGGCGCCCAGGACGCGGGCCATCTCGGCGGCCCGGTGCACCACCTCGGTGGCGGTCATGCCGGGGCTGTCCGGCTGGCCCAGCTTGTCGGCCAGCAGGGCATGACGGATGCGCCGCCGCAGGTCGTCCAACACAAGCTGGGACACATCGAAATCCCCGGCCGCCCGCAGCGGCGTCAGCCCGGATGACCCCACCGCCTTGGGGATGATCGCCCCGGGCACCAGCCGCACGGTGGCCGGGTTCAATACACCGTCATCGTCGGCCTGCCAGATGCCGGTCACCGCGATGGAGGCGTTCTTGAGCACCAGTTCCACCACCTTGTTGGCGGTCTTGATGTCCGGCAGGGCCTTCATCACCGGCGAGCGGCCGTACACCTCCCCCGGGGCCTTCAGCCAGCGGAAGCAGAGAAACGGCGAGACGCCGAAGCGGCCGGTGGCCAGGACATCGAGCGTGCCGTCGGCCGGCCCGTCGCCGAGCGCCGCGCCGTCGCCCGTGCCGGCCAGCAGCGCGGTGTAGGCGTAGCCGCGCGCGTCCGGGACTACGCATTCCAGCACGACCAGGACAAGGTCGGGCTCGCGGGCGGCCCGCTGCTCCAGGTCCGGCGGCAGCACGGCGCCCGGATAGCGCGCCCGCAGCGCCGGCAGGGACAGCCGCACACGCCGGAACACGGTGTCCAGGCGTCCGCTCGGTCCCTCGTCCAGGGCCACGTCGGCCATTGGCACGGCGGCGAAACGAAAGGCGCTGGGCTCGCCCGGCGGGGCCTCCTCGAACGCCAGACAGGCGGTGCCCAGGGTCACCAGGTCAAGATAGGCCTGATGCACCTCGACGGCGAAGTTCGAGGCCGCGAACTGGGCGCGCAGCACCTCGGCCGCGTGCTCCAGCGTCGGCGCGACGCGGGCGCGTTCGTCCTCCGACAGGTCGGCGCCGGCGGCCAGGTCGAACCAGCGCGACCAGGGCGGGGTGAGCTGCGCCAACATGCTGGCCGCCAGCTGGTCCACCGCGTCGGGGGCCGTGCCGTCGAACAGCCGGTCGCCGCGCGGCGTGCCGGGCGGGCTGTCGCCGAGGGCCGATTCCCGGTACGGCAGGGCATACTCGTAGCACTCGCGCCACGGGCCTTCCCAGTGCCGGCGCCGGCCCAACGCGGCGCGGTAACGCCGCAGCAGCGTGGCGACGGCGTCGTCATCGGCTGCCGCCGGCGGGGTGGATCCATCCAT